AGGAGAAAAACAATGAACGAAAGAGCAGAGCGTATTAATGGATGGGCAGCAATGATTGGTATTGTTGCCGCAATGGGCAGTTATGCCTTTACTGGACAGATTATTCCCGGTATTTGGTGATGGAGGTTAAAATGCGTAGCGAAGGTTATCAAGTTCCCCAAGTTCAATTTCAATTTCGTGAGAATGGTGAGTTTGTAAGTCGAACATCTTCTGAACTTTTCAATGGAAAGCGTGTGGTCATTTTTAGTCTGCCTGGTGCTTTCACTCCTACTTGCAGTGCCTATCAGCTTCCTGGATTCGAAGAGAAATATGATGACTTTTTGGGTCTCGGCATCGACGATATTTATTGCATCTCTGTTAATGATGGGTTTGTGATGAATGCCTGGGCTCAAGACCAGAACATCAAGAATGTAAAACTCATTCCAGATGGAAATGCATATTTCACACGTTCTATGGGAATGCTTGTCAATAAGTCTAACCTTGGTTTCGGTGATCGCTCTTGGCGTTATGCTGCAATCGTGGATAACGGAATCATCGAAAAACTATTCGTTGAGGCGGGGCAGCGGGACAATGCAGACACCGACCCTTACGAAGAGACTACTCCAGAAGTGGTTTTCGATTATGTGAAATCTACAGTGCGAGAAACTGTTACTATAGGATAATAATCAAAGCGCCTTAAAGAGGCGCTTTTTTTATAAATACCTTCAGTGTTTATAGAGATAATCCATGACATTAGATCTTCATAACTTTTTTAAATTTTATGATGATAGTAATGCAAACCATGTTGCAGCGGTTCAATGGTTAGAGGATAATCTACCCGCTCAATTCCTAGACGACTCAGAGACTGACTGGATTGGTATTTTCAGAACTAAACCACCAACTCCAGCAGTTCTTGCAGTTCCATATTTTAATCAAGTAGATAACTACAGAGATGCACATAGAACTTGTAACAGTTCATCGTGTGCTATGTGCCTTGCATTCCTCAAGCCAGGAAGCATCAAAGGCGACGATGAGTATGTTAAGAAAGTGTTTGCAATTGGAGATACTACTGACCACGCAGTTCAAACAAAAGTTCTTGCGGGTTATGGTGTTAAGTCACACTTTAGTTACAATCTTTCTTTTGCTGATATTGATAAGAGTCTTGATGCTGGGAAACCTGTTGTTATTGGTATCTTGCATCGCGGTTCTTTATCTGCACCTACTGGTGGGCACATGTGTGTTGTAATTGGTAAGACTCCAGATGGTAAAGGATATTATGTAAATGATCCTTATGGTTCGTTGAATGACAATTATACTGGTCCTGTAACTAACGGTAAGAAAACAATCTATACCAAAGCAGTTCTTAAGCACCGTTGGTGTCCAGGAGGCAACGATGGATGGGGAAGGATCTTCGACTAATTTTAAAAGAAAGATCCTTAAAGTAATTAAGGATCTTACAAATAGCGGTAAGCATAAGGAAGCAAACGATCTTTATTTAAAGTATTTCGGAGGACAAAATGGCAAGGATTGATTTACACAACTTTTTTAAATTTTATGATGAAAAAAATCCAAATCATGTAAAAGCAGTTCAGTGGTTAGAAGATAATCTTCCAGTCAAATATCTAGAAGATAATATTGATTGGGCAGAGATTTATCGCGGAAAAAAGACTAGTGCTGCACCAGCCCCTGCCGCTGCTGCAGCTCCTGCTTCCGCAACAGGTGGCGATGATGTCCCACAAATGGGCATCAAGTTAATTAAAGAGTTTGAAGGTTGCCATCTCAAGGCATACCCAGATCCTCTGACTGGTGGACTTCCAATCACAATCGGTTGGGGTTCTACCCGTAAAAAAGACGGATCACCTTTCAAACTTGGTGATACACTTACACAACAAGAAGCGGATGAACTCTTAATTGAACAATGTAAAAAAGAGTTTCTCCCAGCACTTCGTAAAATTCCACATTGGGGAGAAATGTCTGATGGAAAGAGGGGAGCTCTGCTCAGCTTTGCTTATAATCTTGGTGCCGGTTTTTACGGTGGCGATAACTTTAATACTATTACTAAACGCCTGAAGAACAAAGAGTGGGACTTAGTTCCCGATGCGCTTTTCCTCTACAGAAATCCTGGTTCAAATGTAGAAGCAGGACTTGCTCGTAGAAGAAAAGCAGAAGGTGAAGCTTGGAAAAAAGGTTAACCTCAAACTAAGGAACAAATGGAAACACCAAACAAAAAGGAAAAGTGTATGAGTACTGTTATTCGTATTGCTATTTTGGGTTGGTCTGCTGCTCTTCTCACCGCTAGTTATGCTGGTGCTCTATCTAAGATGGACCCAACCTTTATCGCTACTGTCTTCACAGCATCTGCTGCAACTTTTGGTATTAACACAATGAAAAAAGGTGGTGACGATGATGAGAAAAAAGAAGAACCAAAGAGAGAAGTGCTTGTAGAAACACTACCAGAGCCACCAGAGCCTAAAGTTGTTTCTGAAGAACCAAGTCTTGAAGAGAGAGTTGAAGTTCTTGAAGGTCAAGTTCAACCCCGTACAGGAGCATAATGGCAAAGTCTGCTAATAAAGGAAAGAAAGGTTCTGCTGGAGGTAAACAATCCAAGCAGAACCAAGGCAATGCAACTGCCAAAAAAGCAAAAAATGGTGGTAAGAAGAAGTAATGGAATTCATTGCTTTTATGATTGTTGGTTATGTGGAGACGAATTGATTATTTTCGATATAATGAAATACACTCACTTGTAACCCCATGCCAAGAGAATGGAACACCCCTAAGAGGGAGTGTTGGAATGCTCCAATCCATAAAATACTCCAAGCAATAGATAATCACACCCGTCTTTTTATGGAGACGGGTGATTTTTGGCATGAAGAACAGGCCCAGATCTTGAGAAAGTATGTAAAAGATTTGAAAGTCTGGATTCATAAACAAGAAGGATGGTGGGATGAATGAAAAAAATTCTCACAACAATCGGTTTATCTTTAACCTTAACTTTTCCAGCAATTGCTTCATCACTTGCACCAAAGCAACCTACAGTTAGACCTTATAGTGCAGAGGCAATGGGTTGCATGATTCTTTTAGAATGCACTGAGGGTGTAGAAAAACTTTCAGTAGATTCTGAATTACTAAAAAATCCAGACTTTGATCCATTCAGAGAGGAATTGAAAAGGATTATTACTGCTCTTGATAGTGTAAATGTTCCAGTTTATGTTGCACCAGAAAGATATTTCACCCCAAGGACAGTAGGATTATATAAACCAAACTACAATCGTTTCTTTGTTAATGAAAATCTTCTTAAAGATCCAAGAGAGTTTTTAGGAACAATGAGACACGAAGGATGGCATGTTGTTCAGGATTGTATGGGTGGTGGATTACAAACATCCTTCATGGCTCAAGTGCATCAAGATAGTGAAATTCCTGCTTGGATTATGAAAAATACTAGATTGACTTATGAATCAATGATGCAGAGTCGTGCAGTTCCATGGGAAGCAGATGCTAATTGGGCAGAAGAACAGTCAAATGTAACTGCTGAAAAGTTGGAGATGTGTGCTAAAGGTCCTTTGTGGGATCAAATTCGACCAACACCAATGACTATGGATTGGTTAATTGGATGTGGATGGATGAAACCACAAGAAGGAAAGTATCCATACTATCCAAATAAAAAAGTAGAGTATTGTACAGAAGGTAAGTATTGATGGATCAATTTCCTTGGGGAGTTGTAATATTATTATCTTCCGGTCTTGCATTCACCGCATATATCATTTACTACATATTAAAGTTAGCACACGAGGAGATGAAAGATGAAACATCTAAGTCTAATTCTATCAATCACAAGTCTGGGCATTAGTGCCGCAATTGGTGTGGGTGCTTATATTACTTACCAAAAAGCACAAAAGATTCTAGACAATCCAGAAGCATTTGTTGGTGCTGTTGTAGAGAAGCAGGTCAATAAAGCATTTGAAAAATTACCCATTCCTAAACTAAATACTGAGAAGTTTAAATTGCCATTCTAATGGATAAAGATCCTTACATTTATAGAATTAAGACAGTTCTTAGAGTTGTAGATGGTGACACTATTGACGCTGCT